CAGGCCCGCGCCCGCACATAGGGCTGATTGACGAGCTGCACGAGCACAAGACGAATACGGTTGTCGAAATGCTGCGCGCCGGCACAAAGAGCCGACGCCAGGCGCTGATCTTCATGATCACCAATAGCGGCAGTAATAAATTGGGGCCGTGCTGGAGTTACCACGAATATGCGGCGAAGGTAGCCGCTGGCGACATGCAGGATGACGGGTTTTTCCCATTCGTCTGTGCTCTGGACGAGGAAGACGACCCATTCGCCGATGAATCGTGCTGGCCCAAGGCGAACCCCAGCCTGAAAGACGCTGATCTACCCGGTTACAAGTACATCCGGGAGCAAGTCACGGAAGCCAAGGGGATGCCCTCAAAAGAGGCCATCGTTCGGCGGTTGAATTTTTGCCAGTGGACTGACGCGGAATCTCCGTGGATCAGTCATGAGGTATGGAAGGGCGCTGAGCGCGAATACGACATAGAAAGCCTGCGAGGCCGACGCGCGGTGGCCGGTCTTGACCTTTCCAGCACGACCGACCTGACCGGCTTGGTTTTCCTGGTGGAGCCAGTTGCAGAGGGTGAGCCCTGGAAAATTGTTCCCTATGCATGGTTGCCCGAAGTCGATTTGCAGCGCAAGGCCGACAGTGACCGGGTTCCTTGGGTTCAATGGAGAGCCGAAGGGTTGCTTGATACCACGCCAGGTCGCGCGATCAGCAAGCGCGTGATTCTTCAGCGGTTGTCTGGACTGTGCGACTTTTTCGAGGTGATGGAAGTCGCCTACGACCGCTGGCGCATTGAAGACCTCTTGTCTCTGGCGAGCGATGACGGGATCACGCTACCGACGATGCGCCCATTTGGGCAGGGCTATAAAGACATGAGCCCGGCGGTTGAGCAGTTTGAGCGAATGCTGCTAAACGGGGAACTTGTCCACCCCGGCCACAAGGTTCTCACTTACTGCATCGGCAATTCAGTGATCGAGCAGGACGCGGCTGAGAACCGCAAGTTAAGCAAAGAAAAGGCCGTGGGCCGGATTGACCTCGCAGTTGCAGCCGTAATGGCCGCTGGCCTTGTCACAACCGCAGCCGTGACCGAAAAGTCATTTTGGGAAACCGCAGCATGAACAAAGCAAAACTGAAGGCGCTCGCTGCGCGGGCCGGTGGCCTGGTGCCCGATGCGCTGCTGGTCGGCGGTGCTGGAGCGGTTTCGTTCGGTGCAGGGATGGTGTATCTGCCCGCGGGCTGGATCGTGGGCGGCCTGTTCCTGCTGGCTGTCGGCTGGATGGCTGCGAAGGGTGGTAAGTAATGGGGTTCCTTTCGCGCGTCGTGGCCGAGCAGAAGGCATCGGACCCGCTGGCGATCTGGGCTGAAATGCTGCGCGCCGGCCGCACGTCCAAGGCCGGGCCGACGATCAACCTGGAAAACGCGCTGAAGGTGGCCACCATGTTCGCCTGCCTGCGCGTGCTGTCGCAGGGCTGCGCACAGGTGCCGTTCAAGCTGTTCCGCGAAACAACCGTCAACGGGCTGAAGAACATCGAGCCGGCTCGCGGGCATCGGCACTATGACCTGGTGGCCACGAAGCCGAACGACTGGCAAACCAGCTTTGAATTCCGTGAGCAGCTGGTGATTCAAGCCGGCCTGGGCAATGCCTACGTCTGGAAAAGCCTCGTGATCGGCGGCAAGGTCGCTGAAATGATCATCCTGGACCCCGGCCGCATGGAGGTCCAGCACCCGAACGAGTTTGAAGCCCCGGTTTACAAGTACACACTGAAAGACGGAAAGGTCGTGCTGTTCGACTCGCGCACGATCTGGCACGTCCGCGGCCCCAGCTGGCACGGATTCGCTGGCATGGACATCCTGCAGATGGCGCGCGAGGCGCTGGGCCTGAGCATCGCCACCGAGGAATCGCACTCCAAGCTGCACGCCAAGGGTGTGCGCCCGTCGGGCACGTATTCGGTGGACGGAAACCTGAGCCCGCAGCAGTACGCCGACCTGAAAAAGTGGATATTGGCCGAGATGGCTGGCTCGGACAATGCCGGCGCGCCGATGATTCTTGACCGCGGCGCCAAGTGGCTCAGCCAAGCCATGACCGGCCTGGATGCCCAGCACCTGGAGACTCGAAACTACCAGGGCGCAGAAATCTGCCGCTTCATGGGCGTGCTGCCGTCAAAAGTGGGATTCACCGACAAGGCAGCCACCTACGCCAGCGCCGAACAGTTCGCTATTCAGCATGTGGTGGACAGCCTGGGGCCGTGGTATGCGCGCATTGAGCAATCCGCAGACATCAACCTGCTGACGCCAGCCGAGCGCGCGCAGGGCTACTACTTCAAATTCATTGCGGCCGGCCTGCTGCGCGGCGCTCTCAAGGATCAGGGCGAATACTTCGCGCGTGCGCTGGGCTCTGGCGGATCACCGGCATGGATGACGCAGGACGAAGTACGCGCCCTGGACGAACTCAACCCGATGGGCGGTGAGGCCGCCAAACTGCCGCCGCGCGCTGGCAGCATCCCCGCGCCCGTTGCGGCTTGAAAGGAAAGACCATGACCACCAAAACCCTCGATTTTCAGTGTGAACTGAAGGCCAGCGGCGACACCGGCACCTTTGAAGGTTACGGATCGATCTTCAACATCACCGATCGTGGCGGCGACATCGTCGTGCCCGGCGCTTTTGCAGAGACGCTGGCTGCGCAGAAAGGGGTCGGCCGCTTGCCCGCCATGCTGTGGCAGCACCGCCAGGCTGAGCCCATCGGCGTGTACACCAGCATGGAAGAGGACGCGGTGGGCCTTAAGGTCAAGGGCCAGCTGGCGCTGAAGACAGCCCGCGGTGCCGAGGCCTACGAGCTGATGAAGATGGGCGCGCTTTCCGGTATGTCCATCGGCTACCGGGTGCGTGACGACAGCTATGACCGCGTGACCGGTGTTCGCAGCTTGAAAAAGGTTGACCTGGTGGAACTGTCACTTGTCACCTTCCCCATGAACGACGCTTCGCGCGTTTCCGCTGTCAAAGCCATCGAAGAGCTCGACAGCCTGTCCGAGATCGAACGCCACCTGCGTGATGCTTGTGGCTTGTCGAAGACCGAGGCCACCGCGCTGGTGAGCCGGGTCAAAAGCGTCATCAGCCGGAGTGATTCCGGGGAAGGCGACATGTCCCTGGCCGACCTGGCCGCAGTCCTGAAGGGCTGCAAAGCCATCTAGTCCAACCGTTCCAAGTCCCCCGAACCAACAGCCGCCCTTGAGGCGGCTTTTTCATTCCCGAAAGGAAAACATCATGGAAATCAAAGACATTGCAACCATGCTCGAAGAGCGCAAAAAGGCTTACGACGAGCTGCAGAAGACCGTCACCGAGCTGGCCGCCGCCAAGGCTGACGGCAAGGCCGTGGGCGACCTGACCGCCAAGGTCGAAACGCTGTCCAAGGCGTGCGACCAGTTCGACGAAATCAAGACGGCAGTGGAAGAGCTGCAAAAGAAGGCCAACCGCCCACAGACCGACGGCGAAATCAAGGCCGCCGCCGACCTGGGCGAAGAAGTCAAGCAGTTCAACCTGATGCTGCGCGCCGACTTCCAGGCCAAGGGACGTCCGGCACCGGCTGACGTGGACGCCAAAGCGTACACCGAGTACAAAAACGCCTTCTTCAAGGTGATGACCGGCACGCCCCTGGACAACCTGACCAGCGACGAGCGCAAGGCCATGAGCGCAGGCTCTGACCCGGACGGCGGCTATCTGCTGCCGCCCTCGACCGTGGGCCGCATGGTGTCCAAGCTGTACGAGCAGTCCACGATGCGCCAGCTGGCCACCGTGCAGACCATCAGCACCGACAAGCTGGAAGGTATCGTTGACAACAACGAAGCCGACGCCGGCTGGGTGTCTGAACTGGGCGCCCGTTCGGACACGAACACCCCGCAAGTGGGCAAGTACGAGATCCAGGCGCACGAGATGTACGCCATGCCCAAGGCCAGCCAGAAGATCCTGGACGACGCCGCGGTCAACGTGGAATCGTGGCTGGCCGGCAAGGTGGCCGACAAGTTCGCACGCGTCGAAGGCGCAGGCTTCACCACCGGCACGGGCGTGGGCCAACCGCGCGGCCTGTTCAGCTACACCACCGCAGCCACGGGCGACGATTCGCGCGCCTGGGGTGAGTTCGAGCACGTTGTGACGGGTGCCAACGGCGCCTTCCACACCACGAAGGCCGACCCCCTGCAGGACCTGCTGGGCGCGTTCAAGGACCAGTATCTGCAGCGCGCCACCTGGCTGATGCGCCGCGAGGTGCGCACCGCCATCCGCAAGATGAAGGAAGCCACCAGCGACCGCTACCTGTGGGAGCCGAGCCTGCAGATGGGCCAGCCCGACCGCCTGCTGGGCTACCCGGCTCGCGTGGACCAGTACGTTCCCGCCATCGCCACCGGCTCGCTGTCGCTGGCCTTCGGTGACATTGCCGAGGCCTACACCATCGTGGACCGCATGGGCATCCGCACGCTGCGCGACCCGTTCACCGCCAAGCCGTATGTCGTGTTCTACAGCACGAAGCGCACGGGCGGCGGCGCGGTGAACTTCGAGGCCGTCAAGTTCCTGAAGTTCTCGACCTGATCGGCTGGGCCGGCCTGAGCGCCGGCCCGCTTCAAAACCCAACACCCAAGGAAAAATCATGAACCTGAGCAAAAGCATCAAAGTCACGGTGGTGGAAGCCGCCGCAGCAGCAGCACAGACCGAACTGGTCACCGATGTCCTGGACATGCAGGGCTATGACGGCGTGATGTTCATTGCCCTGACCGGCGATGTCACCACCGCGTCTGTCCTGACCCTGACCGTCAAGGGCAACAGCGCGAACAGCGTGTCCAGCCCCACGCCCGTGACGCAGAAGGCCACCGACGCATTCACCGCTGACGGCACCAGCGCCGACAGCAAGGTGCTGATGGTGGACGTGTACGACCCGGCCCTGCGCTACGTGTTCGCCAGCCTGACGCGCACCGCCGCCGACGCTGTGATCGGCGGGATCATCGCCATCCAGTACACCGCCGAGCTGCGCCCCACGACGCAGCACGCATCGGTGATTGCTTCGGCAATCGGCCCCGGCGTGGCGGCCTGATACCAGGCCATTACGTGAAAAGCCCTCCCTGCGAGGGCTTTTTTCATAGGACACGCCATGAAATTCAAAGTCATCACTGCAGTCGCCACAGAGCCCATCACTCGGGCCGAGGCCAAGCTGCACCTGGGCCTGGACGACATGGGCGGATCACACCCGGATGACGCCATCATCGACGCCCTGATCACGGGCGCCCGCCAGCATGCCGAGCACTACACCAAGCGCGCGCTGGCTCAGCAAACGCTGGAGGCGGCTCTCGACGCCTTCCCGGACAGCGATGACGACCGCATTGACCTGCCGCGCGCTCCGGTGGCCAGCATCACCAGCATCAAATACACCGACACCAGCGGGACCGAGCAGACAATTTCAGGCAGCGCCTACGCCCTGAGCACTTACGGCGAGTCGCGCACTGTCGCGCCGACCAGCGGAAACTACTGGCCCGCCACGCAGGACATCCCTGACGCAGTGCGTATCCGCTACGTGACCGGCTACGCGGCCACCGGGGCAGGGGCTGAATACGCCGCGCTGCCCAAGGCCGTGCGCCAGGGCCTGCTGATGCACATCAGCCTGACCTACCCCCGCAACGTGTTCGCGCCGGCCGAGCGTGAGGCGATGGAAAAGGCCCGCGATTCGCTGCTGAACACCATCAAGGACTGGAGCTTTTCGTGATGCCAGACCTGGGGCCGCTGGACCGGCGCATCCGCATTGAGCAGCAAGGCACGACAGACGGTGACTACGGCCCGCAGCCGGGCGCATGGACGACCTTCGGGACGTTTTGGGCAACGGTTCAGGAAGTGCTGCCCAGCCGCGGCGAAAGCCAGGCGGACGGCATCCGCATTGCCGAGCGACCGGCCCGCGTGCGCATGCGCTACGTGCCCGGCATCAACAGCGCCATGCGGGTGATCTACCTGGACCGCAGCGACCGGGTGATGAAGATCATTGCCCAGCCGGTGGAGCTTGGGCGGAAATTCGGGCTTGAGTTCATGGCGGCTGACTTCACGACCACGGGCAGCGCGACATGAGCAACGTCCACATCAAAGGCGGCGCCGAGCTGAACAAGTTCCTCCAGCAGCTGCCCGCCAAGATAGAACAAAGCGTCCTGCGCGGCGCACTGCGGGCCGGGGCCAATGTCGTGATGGCAGAGGCCAAGGCAAATGTCCCGGTGGCCAGCGGCCAGCTGCGCGACGGCTTGAAGGTCAGCACCAGCAGCCGGCGCGGCCGTGTGACGGCAAAGGTC